ATCTGACGCGCCTGTATCTAGTGATTCTAATCCTGTTTTCATATAATTTTTTAAGTTAATTTTAAAAGCAGGAATTTAACCTGGGTTTGTAATAATACTTGTTTTTACTAATTAAATCAAGTCTAGGATGTTACTTCTCTAGGCTTAATTTGTAGCGCAGATAAGACTACATGTAGCCTATTTGCGGTTGCTGCTGTTACTTTTAATACTTCACTCTCTTGTAATACAAGAGGAGCTGATAATAGTTCCGTGGTCGCATTAGCAGATATCGATTTAGTCTTAAATAAACTAAATACAGCATCAGCTGTATCTGTAATAGTTACAGTTATAGTGTCTGCATTACCAGAATCTTCTGATACTAATATAGATTTAATTACAGCAGTTGTAGCTGATGGCACAGTATACAATGTCGTAGCTGACGTGCTAGTTAAATCTACTTTTTTATTTACAAATGTATTAGCCAAAGTAAAAAGCCTCCGCCTCTGCTTCTTCTTTTAAATCTTGTTGAAAAGAAGTGTTTAATTTTTGAACTATACTATCAACATCTCTAACAAAAGATTGTTGTATTTGTTGATCATAATTTTCTAAGGGCTGTGTTAATGATTGTACTATTCTAGCCATTATCTTCTACCATCCGGTTGTATATCTAATCTAAATGTTCCTAGTTTCCAAAACTGACTTGTGCTGGTGTTATCTACTTTTAAAGATATTGATCTAGCTCTTGCACGTGTGTCAATTTTATTTGTACCACTTGTTATTGTAAAGGGCCCTAATGTAGAACTAGATTGTGTTTGATTAGGAAAGTCTCTTAAATTTAATGTTATTCTTGTATCACCTGTTTGTGATAAAAAGTCTGGTAATACTCTTCTAATTTTCATCATAAACTCACCATCCCCTTCTAATCCTTGTTGACCAATATCAAAATCTCCAGATTCAATTGATGCTGTAATTGCAGTTGTTGCACCTTCTTTAACTTGGTTTAATCCTGTTTCATGTTCAAAGTACGTTGATGTGCCATCAGTGTTTCCATAAACATAATTAGTATCTGTTGTAGCAGTTGTGCCACTAGAATCATATTCTGTTGCATGCGGTTTACCAAACACAGCAGAATCTTGCCATGTAGTTCTTGCTAATGTACCCGTTGTCCATACAGGTCTTTCCGGTGTCGAATCTAAATAATTATAAGTTACAACTCTATTAACTGTGCCTGATCCTGAGTTAGGATAAAACCACATAACCTCTCCAAACAAGTTATTTAATCCTGCATTAATATGTTGTTTAGGAATTGTATTAATATCATCATAAACAAAGTCTTCAACTAAACATGGTAGTGATTCTAGTTTACCAGTATATCTAAAAAAACCATTTTCTGACATCCAATAAGCAGAACCATCAACCTCTACAGCTGCATTTTTTCCAATTAATCCACAGTTTGTACCAACTTGTTGAAAAGAAAAAGTAAAGGGAGCGCCAACAAATCTCATGATAAATAAAGATGTATCAGTCCAAACGTAGATTGCATCTCTACCTCTAATAGCTCCTACAATTTTTGATCCATCTGCTAGTCTTTGTGTACCTGCAGTGTTAGTTGCACTAGGTGCATATGATGTTGTTGCATCAATAGATTCTTGGTCAGAGAACCGAATAAACATTTCATCTCTTGTGCTTGATGTACCAATAGTTGTTTCTGTTCCAAAAAATATTAAGTGTCTATCTGGAGTAGATACTAAACTAAATGAAGATGCTGTTGGTGCGTTTGAAAGTATTGCTGCTCTTGTACTTGTTCCACCCACTGGATCAGAATCCCATGTAAATGTTTCTCCACCAAATATAGTTGCAACAAGTTTATTACCAAAATTATCTAATGACCATAAACCTGGTGACGTTATAACGTCCCCTGACGCTGCAGCATTCCATGCAAAAAAGTCTGATGCATCAGTTACCGTATCACCACTTGAGTGTGACGCTGCGGTTGTACCGTTTGCTCCTCTAGTTAATCCGGTTAAACTACCTCCACTATTGCCTGTGTATGTAATTAATTCATTATTAATTAATACAGTTCCTGAAGAAGGAAAAGAAGTTGAACTTGCCATTGTTAAAGTTGTAACTGATGTATTAATGCTTGATGATAATGTTGAAGTAAATTGTCCTGTTTTAAAACCACCCCAAGGTCCAAGCCCCCAACCTGTTGATGCAACTTCAGTTGCTGGTCCAACAGGATAGTAATGTTTTACTCTAATACCACCTGATGTTGTTGCACCAGATCCAGATTCATTAGATCCGACATTAATAGTTAATGTTGTAGTTGATGGCACAGTTGTTACCATAAATTTATTATTATCAAAATTTTGAGAATTAAAATTAGAATTTGTTATAGATGAAAAATTATCTAATAATATAATATCAAATTTATTAATATTATGTGCAGACGAAAAAGTTAATGTTACAACAGCTGATCCATTAGTTGTAGTAAAAGCACTTGATAAAGTTGTTGTTGTTTTAATTGGGTGTATATCGTAAAAAATACCACCAGAATATACATATAAAATTCTATTAGTTCCAAGAGCCGCGTATTTTATACCATTAGCATTAACAAAATGGTGAATAGCTGTGTTACGCCCTGTTAAATCTACAGAACCTAATTGTGCCCAACCACCAATTTTTTCTGGCGTGCCATATCTAAACCTAACATTATCACCACTAACCCATTGGCCTTCACCACCGGTTGCGGTAACTTGTTTATTAAATCCTGGTGCAAATTTTACTTTTTGTAACATAATTATCTCGCGTTGTTAGGTATTTTTTTTGAATTTACAAAAGGTGATTCTGCAAAGGCTACATATATGTACGTTTCTCCGCTAGTATTTGTTCCTGTTCCTGAACCTCTTAATTTAAAACCATTAGATAAAAGATCTAAATTTTGATAAGTATTTCCTGTAACTTCAGCAGCATTAGTATTAGGTGCTAAATAATCATCATTAACATTAAACCCAGCTCTTTTATTATCATGTAAAATCCAATCAGTTCCAGAAGCACTACTTCTTTTTATTAGCAGCCAAGCTGGTCTAAATCCTGTATAAACAAATGTTCCGTTGGCATTTCCATTTCCTTTGTAGGAGCCACACTTAACTGCACCTTGTATATTAGCAAAAGAATAAACTATATGTGTACCACTACTAACATTTACATCACCAGATGTTCCAACTGAAATTACTGATGTTGTTGGTTCTGTATCTTGCCATGTAGTTGAATTTGTGCTTGAAGCGTCAGTTGCATTTAATTTTAATCTTTTTGTTGCACCTAAAGAAGAACTATAACAAGTCCAATCAGTACTATTGGATGAATCACATTTAAGAATAATAAAATCTGGTTTTACTCCCAAACCATGACCAATAGTTAAATTTGAACCAGTTCCTGTAAATCGAGCTATACTAAATTTTAATGTAGTGTTTGCTGAAACTGTTGATGTTACAGAGCCATCAGAATTTGATGAAGAAGATCCACCAGCTTTCCAGCACCAAGCTACAAAAGTATCACTACTATTATTAACTTCACCATAAGAACCAACAGTAAAACCATCTGAACTAAATGCTGTAAGTGCATTTGATTCTGCTGATTGACCTTCATTTAAATTAGAATATAATGTTTGTGTTGTTCCTCTAACTGAATCAAAAATATTATGGTGTGTTGCTCCATTTCGTTTTTTTATCCAAACCCAATCAGGTTGCATATCTTCATCACCATCTAAAGTAATGGCATTAGAACTACCTGTACCTGTATAAGTCTTAACCTGAAAATATAATTCTGGATTGTCTATTGTAGTATAAACTGCCATTTATCCTCCAAACTCTGCTAGGTTTTTAGTGCATAGTGCGTAAAATTTTTTTGCTTCGCCATCGCCTGTAATATTTGGCGAATATTCAAATGAACCATATCCATTATCATCAGAAACAGCAGATGAAATAGTAAAAGCTGGACAACCACCATAATTTGCTTCTACTTCTCCGTTATCATTTGCGGAAGCATCAGAAAATCCAATATGATAATGACCATTTAAAGTTGAAGCGGCAGCAGTTATAGAAATTCCTGTTGAACTATAAAGCGTTCCATTTTCAGAAAAATATAATTTATTATTATCTAAATCTAAATAAACTCCAATTATATCATCATCTACAAAAGAACTTCCATAACTTGTAGTACTACCATTATTAGAATAGTAGTGTGCTGAAGCTGAATATTTTCCATAACTATCTACTGGACTTGCAGTATTACCATAATAATGACCATTCACCGAGGCATTATTTCTTGAACCTATTCCAACTGTTGTTCTACCACCAGAAAGATTGTCACCAACTTTTGTAACTTTAAATTCTGCATACCATTTACCAGAACTAACAGCTATTGTACTTTGTAAAGCGGCTGTCGTATCAACAGCAGTTACACCTTTACAATTTCCTTGAGAAAAAACAATAGCTGTTCCTGTTTCTGCTTGATCTAAAGGATTAAATGTTGCAAAATTATTAGTACACGTGTCCGTTGCCTGATCTGTTGCGGCTAAATTATTTTCTGTAAAATCATTTCCATTTCCACTTTCATCATCACCTAAATCTCCACTATCCTCAAAGTCTAAATAATAACCATTGTTTCCAAAAGTTAAATCGTCTTTACAATCTTTTGGCTGCCAAACTGTAGGAGTATCTTCGTTAAATTCTCCAAATGAACTTGCCGCTAATTGTGAACCATCTACAAAAAATACCTCTGCTAAATAACCAGAAAGATTAGAATTAGAATTATTATATTTACCTATTTGAACAGGATTACCACTACCAGAAATTACAGGCAAAGTGTGGTTTTGTGCTGGATAAGTTGAGTTTGCTAATGATGTTTCTTGTGTACCATTTACATAAATTTTTACTCTATTTGCTGCTGTGCTTTGTGTGCTATCAACTGCTACTACAAAATGATACCAAGCAGAAAAATCTCTAAACTTTCTATTTGTTTGAACATATAATCCAGAACCACTTCCGTAAGTATCTTCAAATATTCCAAACTGATCGCTTCCATTAAACCATATTGAACCTTGTGGGTTTTCTCCACCATAAGAACCAACATTTTCAAAAACATACATTCCATTAGAATGACTAACTGTTCTTTTTAACCAAAATGAGTAAGTAAATTTTTTTGTATTAGTTGCTGTTCCATATGTTCTTACCATGTAATGTTCATCATCTCTATCAAACATACATGAGTTGGCTACTGTATATACTGTGTCTGCTGTTGCTGTTGCTACATTACCTGGTAAAATTAAAGGCATTACGACTCCAATCTTGGCAGCTCACCTAATGGTCTAGTAACTGAACCATCTTCTTGTTCTGTATATGTGTATAAAGTTTCTAATGCTGGTGTATCACTAGCATTTGTAATTGCAGTTTCTTGTTCAGCTGCTTTAGTTCTTACCGCTGCTCTATGGGTTGTAATAGATGATGGCACTGCTGTACCTGCATCTGCTTTTCTAACTATATACCAATCTGTATCTTGTAATATTCCAGCTGCTTGTTTTTTAATTGTTTGAATTAAATTATATTTTAATCCTCTTGTTGCAACATCACCTACATCTTTACCATCTGGTATTTTACCATCTGTTTTATCTTGTGATGTCCATAAAGTATCTGCATGAGCTTTAGCTGTTGCTGAACCATAACTTGCTGTAATTTTTCCACCAGCAAAAGCAAATGATTGATCGGTGTTGATATACCATTGCTCATCTTTTTTATTAGAATTATCAAATTCTACTTCATAAATTCCAATAGCTTCTAATTCTGACTTACTCCACAATTCAAATATTTTTCTTGAATGACGGACATCGCCAATAACTATAGATCTTGGATTGTTTATTAATTTTGTAATTGATCCTGATTCTACTAATCCCCACATATTATCTCCTATTAACTCTCACTTAAATTCATTGTTCTACCAACTTCTTGCCAAACTGCTCCATTGTATCTAAATACATGAATGTCAGTTTTACCATCTGTTGCTGTCTCCGTCGGTTCTGTCGACGCGGCAAATTCGAATACCGTGTTCCAACCAATAGTATGACTTCCGTTATAATTTAATTCTAAACAAATAAAAGCACCTTCTACTGCATTACTTGGTGCAGAGAAAGTCGTATTTTCTGTTGTTACATGATATGCGTTTGGTTTAGCAGAGGCATCCCAGGCAACTGCATTCGATGAAGATGTAATTGCTTGTTGTCCAACATTTGCAGCACCACTAAAAGTTATAACACCAGCAGATGAAATTTGAATAGCATCTCCATCACTAGCCGATCCAATATATCTACCATCGCCTATCTGAATATCTTTAATAAATGATGCCGAACCTCCACCAGACATATCTAATGTTAGTGCTGAAATCTCAACTCCTCCATCATTTCCCATAAAGATAATATCTTCATCTGATATTGTAGATTTAATTTTAAAATTGTTACTAAGATTTGTAAGAGAACCAAAAGTTGTACCTGCAACTGCAAGGTTAATATCTGAACCACCAGCGTCTAGTGTTATGTCTCCTGCAACATCAACTGTTAAATCACCGGATGATAAATCTATTTCTGTTCCATCTAT